AGCGCGTTGACCTGGACCTGTCGGCCTTGCAAGGACGCATCGCGTGGCTGCGACAAGACGTAACCGACTGCCAAGCACAACTCGCTCGACTGGAGCCCGATCATGCCGAAGTCTAACGGCTCGCCCTTCGCCGGTCTTCCCGACTGGATCACGTTGAACCGCGTGCAGCAGCTCATCAGCAACGCCAACTACAGTCTGGCATCACGCATCTCGCGCAGCCCTGACCCGCGCCGCGACATTGATGACGAGTGTGGCTATCCCAAGACGGACGCCATCACCATCGACAACTACAACGACTTCTACGAGCGCGAACCCGTGGCCACGCGCGTCGTTGAGCTGCTGCCGAAGGAGTCGTGGGTTGTGCAGCCTACAATCTACGAGGACGAGGACAGCGAGCAGGAGACAGCTTTCGAGGCGGCCTGGAAGGAGCTGGTGACCGGGCTGTACGGCGAGGAGAACTTCTTCCTGGGCGAGCAGGGTAATCCCATCTGGGAAGCATTGCTGCAAGCCGACATCCTCAGTGGCATCGGCCGCTATGGCGTGCTGCTGTTGGGACTGGACGACGGTGATGAGCTGAGCAAGCCCGCCAAGAAGGCGAAGAAGCTGCTGTACCTCAACAGCTTCAGCGAGGTGCAGGCCAAGGTCCAGCAAGTCGAGAGCGACCGCAGCAGCCCGCGCTTCGGCCAGCCCACGCTCTACAGCATCAGCCTCGCCAGCCCCATCAGCGAGCTAGGCGCGAGCGTGAGCACGCAAACGCAGAACGTGCATTGGACGCGCGTCGTTCACCTGCAAGACAACGCGGGCGTGCCGCGTATGCGCCCGGTCTTCAACCGACTGATGGACCTGCGCAAGACCTACGGCGGCAGCGCCGAAATGTACTGGCGCGGTGCATTCCCCGGCATGTCGCTGGAGACGCATCCGCAGCTAGGCGGCGACGTGACCATTGACGCCGACGACCTGCGCGACACGCTGGAGAACTACGCCAACGGCTTGCAGCGATACCTCGTCACAAGCGGCATGGCTATCAAGCCGTTGGCTCCGCAGGTCGTAGACCCGACGCAGCAGATCAACGCGCACATCCAAGCAATCTGCATCGTGCTGGGCGTGCCGCAACGCATCTTCATGGGCAGCGAGCGCGGTGAGCTGGCCAGCAGCCAAGACCTAGGGAGCTGGCAGGCGCGCATGAGCGCACGCCAGAACAACTACCTGACGCCGAAGGTTATCGTGCCGCTGGTCAACCGCTTGATCATGCTGGGCGTGCTGCCTGAGCCGAGCGAGTTCTGCGTGGACTGGCCCGACATGGTCACCACCAGCGAGCAGGACAAAGCCACCATCGCCAACGCGAAGGTCACGGCGATGGCGGCCTACGTCGGCGGCGGCGTCGAAGCGCTGGTCACGCCGCTCGACTTCCTTACGCGCATACTTGAAGTGCCACAGGAAGAAGCTGAGCAGATGCTCGAAAGCGCCGAGGAGGCCGTCGAGGAGAAGCAAGAGGAACAGGCACAGCAGCAAGCTGACCAGCAGGCGCTGGAAGATGATCGCGCGCAGGCCGACCGCGATAACAACCCGCCGGTCGTCAAGGTCAAGGACGGCGAGCAGCTCATGGACCCGCGCACGGGCAAGCCCGTAGGGAATATCGGAGGAACCCTCCGCCCTTTCGTCCTGGCCGGTAACGCAAACCCCGAAGGCTGCAACCAACATACTGGACCGGGTTGCTCTGGCGGCGGCGGTGACCTGCCGAGCAAGCCCACCTTCGTCAGCAGCAACAAGGGCAACGTCAAAGAGAACCTGAAAGCCGTGGGCGAGCTGGAGGCGCTGGCCAAGGCCGGCAACTTGCAAGGGCTGAAGGCCCACCCCGGCACGCCGAGCCCCAAGGTGCAAGAGTACAAGGAGGCGCTAGTGAAGGCCGTGGGCAAGGGTAGCAAGGGCAGCAACCCACCGGCTACCAAAGCCTCTGGCAACCCTGCCAAAGCCCCCAGCAGCCCCGCCAAGGCCCCTAGTGAGCCCGTGGCGGCCCCTGGCAGCCCCAAGGGGCTTACGGCCCCCAAAGCCGTAGCGGCCCACCTAGCGGCCGTGCTGCCCGCTGTGGCGCAGGCTACCGGGCTGTCGGCGGCTGCCATTAAGGCCGGCATAGGCGGCGACCCCGTGGTGCGGGCCGAGGTATCGTCGGCCATCCTGCAAGGCGGCACCGAAATCAAGGACGCCGTGTTGCACCTGACCAAGCTGGGCGACCCCGGCCGGCTTGACAAGATAGGCACGGGCAACCTTGCCAACGCCAAGGCGCAGTTCGCTGAGACCCCGACCTACGACTTGGCTGTGTTGAATAAGTTCACGCAGTCCAACGCCCCCGTCAATGGTGAAGCCGTGGCGGACCTAGGCGAGCGGTCTATCCTCTGCGGGTCTGACACCCGTATCGGGAGCTACCGCCATGAGCTAGGTCATGTCCTGCGGGGCGCGCTGGGCGGCAAGTCACCTATCAACGTGACTGGGATGACCAAGGCTATCAGCGACGAGTTCGACAAGGTGCAGCAGCGCGTCAAGGCCGACCCGTCTGGCTTGAAGGGCAAGTTGACCCACGAGCAGTACGAGGAGAAGTACGGCGTGGCCGGGCGGCGCAGCCTCGACAACTGGGAAGAGAACTTCGCCGAGCACTATCGCCTCTATCACCGCGAGATATACCGCGACAAGCACGAGGGCGGCAACGGTAAGTTCATCGAGGGCTACCGCACGCGCCACCCCGGCATGGCTCGCATCTTCGATGCCCATTACACGGCGGCGGCACTCGCCGAACACCTCAGTACGAAGGAGTAGATATGGATGCGTTGCAAGGCGTGCAAGAAGGGAACGTCATTACCGAGCAGGTGATCGAGCTGAACGAGGGCGATCCGCTGTACTGGATGGAGCAGGAGAACGCGGAGATCGAAGGCCGGCAGGAAAGCGCACCACCACCACCGACCGTCGAGGAATAGATGACCCAAGCCCTGCATGACTATGGCCACGTGACCGACGATAAGTGTTTCGTCTGCGGCGGGCCGCTGCCCTGCTGGGGTTGCATCAAGTTGCGTCGGCGGCTGCGCCGGGTTATGGATGACGGACCGTCCGTGCCCGAAGAGGGCTGCACGCTGGATCCTCCTGTCGCCGAGCGTGCGCGGCTGCTACGCGAAGGGAAGCTCATAGGGCTGAACGGCGTTCAGCCGCCCGCGTGGACCGACCAGGACTACCGCGCGCACTACGTCGGCGATGCAGGCGATGCGGTCGAGCTAGTTGAGTGCGGCGTACACCTGGAGGAACCCCGACGGCGAGGATACTTCCATGCCCATACTGAAGTGTAAGACCCGCTTGGGTATCCGCTGGCGGCGCGTCTCGCCTACGGTTGCCAACGCATTCTGCCCTACTGGCCCTGGAGGCGGAATTGACCCAACGTGCAGTCCAAATAATACTAGCATACCTGTTGTAGTCCCGGATGGGGTTACTGTACCACCGGAACGCATCTCGGAAGCGCAGAAGGTGTTTCGGTCCATGCCAGACCTACTCCAGAAGGTCTCGATCGGGCTGAAGATAAACCCTGGAAGTACCCATGCTAATCCTGGACGTGAGATCGTAGTCACTCCTGGGAGTATGCTGTCGCGCGGCATCTTGCTGCATGAGGCGGGTCACATGCTGCAAGCAGTCATCCCCGAGGGGGGATCAGACTATATGCGTGTCCGGGAGCAGGAATACCCAGACGGATTCGGTGATGCCTTCCGAGCAGCCGGTAAGGACTTGTCTGCCGGCTGGCCAAAGTCCATATCTGAGTACACCCGCATCCCGTCGGAAGACTTTGCTGAGTCGATCAAATACTATGCTGATGATAGGGTTCCTCCAGGGATGGAGCCACTGGGTAAGACCTTCCACGAGGTCTTCCCCAAGCGGGCAGCCCTGTTTGATAAGGTCTTCAGTCGTGGATTTACCAAGGATGTTTCGGAGGCGGTTAGAAGACTGGGTAGACCAACTGGTAACGCCTACTGCCCCACGGGACCGGGCGGCGGGCAGGATAACTCGTGCTCATCCTCGAAGGGCGGTAGCACGCGCGAGCAACAGGTGAATAGCCCTGAGTTCAAGCGCTGGTTCGGCGACAGTAAGGTGGTAGACGCTGCTGGCAAGCCGCTGGTCGTATACCACGGCACGTCAGCTACGTTCGACGAATTCAACGTAGGCGAGGGCGGTAGTTACTTCAGCCCTGATGCGGAACTGGCTAGCGACTATGCGCTGAAGAACCCCGGTAGGATTGGAAGCCATGTCAAGGCCGTCTACCTGAGTATTAAGAATCCGGCTAGCCGTGAAGACGCGCTCAGCGCTAGGGATGCTGCGGTTGCGTCTGGTCGCTCTGTGAAGGGTGAGTTGCTGCGTCGGGGTTTCGACGGGCTGGTGTATGACCACAGTGGTACGAACCGCGTCTACGTTGCATTCCAGGCAACACAAATCAAGTCGGCCAGCGGCAACCGTGGCACGTTCGACCCCACCGACCCGATCATCACGCACGCGCGCAGCAAGCAGCCCCGCAAGCGCAAGCCGAACCCGCTACGGACCGATCCCAGCCGCACGGCGCAGCTACGGCGGCAGTTCAGGTCAGCCCTGCGCGCCCGCGTGCGGCTACTCAAGCGCGACCTGCTCAAGCTGCTCGTCGAGGAGGACGCCTTCGGGCTGGTGCAGCGCGAGCCGCTGGAGTTGAACGTCTATTGTCCTAATGGTCCTGGAGGCGGTATTGATCCAACGTGCTCACCCAGCCATAGCGGCTCCGGCTTAGACCTCGACAATCCTGAGACGTGGCCTAAGTACGACGTAAGCCAACGATCGACGCATGACCTATACCACGTAACCCTTGCGGACAATCTGATCAGCCTGCAAAAGTCTGGGTTCATTGCAAAAGCAGCAAGCTCTATGGGGGAGCCCGTTGATACCGACCGTATCTTCTTTGCAACGTCCAAGGAGCAAGCGCTATCTATTGTCTCCCAACTAGAACAGGTTGCCGAGAGTCCGGTTGCACTGATCCAAGTCAGAGTACCCGCAAAGCTGCTAGAGAAGCTAGACCCTCGCATAGACATGGGGATGCCAGAGTCAGCAATCGCCGTAAAGCCATCAAGCAAGTTGACAAAGGACTTCTTCCTGAGCGTTCGCGTATCAAAAGCCGGCGAGCACTTGGTCCCTAGTAGCTGGCAGGAACGAGTTGTAAACGCCGGGCGCTGGGCATTCGGCACCAGCGATGAGAAGCTGCGGCTGTTCAAGCTGTGGCTGAAGCGCAAGCTGGCGCAGTATCTCACAAAAGAGGAGATCGGCAAGACCGAGCAGCAGTGGTGGGAGCGGTACATCCGCGACAGCTACATGAAGGGCGCAGGGCGGATGTGGACCGACACGAAGCACAAGGCCGCCAAGTGGGGACCGGGCGAAGGCCAGTTCTACCGGGGCACGAAGGAAGACTTCCTGCGCAGTAGCTTCGGGCGGCCTGTGGCCGTGGCCAAGGTCAAGCTACTGGCCGAGCGTACCTACACCGACATCGTAGGCGTGACCGAGCAGCTTGGCACGAAGCTGTCGCGGGCGCTGGCCGACGGCTTGATCCAGGGCAAGAACCCCCGTGCTATCGCCGACGAGTCGTTGGACTTCCTGGACGCCTACGAGAACCAAGCCGAGACGGTGGCGCGCACCGAGATCATCCGCTCGCACGCTGAAGGGCAGCTCGACGCCCTGGAAGAGATGGGCATCGACGAGGTGGGCGTGATGGTCGAGTGGAGCACAGCCGGCGACGGGCGGGTGTGCGAGCTGTGCGAGCCGCTGGAAGGCGTGGTACTGAAGATCGAGGAGGCACGCGGCCTAATCCCCCGGCATCCTAACTGCCGCTGCGCGCATATACCCGCGAACGTGGGCGAGGATCGCGACGAGCAGACGCGCGGCAAGCAGGGTATTGACGCGGCGATCGAGGAGTCGGTCGAGCTGGAGGGCGGCGACAACAAGACGAAGTGGGCCGGCGCCGACAGGGACATCAGCCAGGAGCGACCCGAGGCACTGGTCAACGTCTTCTGTCCTACCGGGCCGGGTGGCGGTGTAGACCCAACGTGCAGCCCCGGCGGTGCAAGCGGTGCAGGGCGCGCAGATAGCACAGGGCGCACAGGTGGCGCAGAGGCTGCAAGGCTGGACCTGCCCAATCCTAGCACGGTCAAGGTGATCAAGTCGTTGCCCGGCAGCACGGGGCCGAAGCTGGTCGAGGATGGAGTTGGCAAGCAGTGGGTGATGAAGACAGCCGACTCGGCGAGCGGGGTTGCGCGGCTGCGGAACGAGGCTACGGCCGATGAGGTGTACCGCGTCTTGGGTATTGCAACACCCGAGAGTGGCGTCGTAGGCAATGCCAAGTTCAGCGAGTACCACGACCAGAGTCAGACCCTCGCCGACTGGGAGCAGACGGCCAGCGGTCCCATGAAGGAGGCGATGCGTGTCAAAATACGCGCGGGGTTTGTAGCCGATGCCTTGCTGGCCAACTGGGACGTCGTGGGGTTGAGCAAGGACAACATCATGGTCGTGTACGGCAAGCCCGTCCGCGTTGACAACGGCGGCGCGCTCAAGTACCGGGCACAGGGTTCGCTCAAGGGCAGCAAGTTCACCAATCATGTCGGCGAGCTCGACACGATGCGTGACGGCCACTTGAACCCGAGCGCCGCCTCGGTGTTCAAGGGGATCACGGACAAGGAGATCGCAACGCAGATCAAGCATATCGTTGACAACAAGGAGAAAATACTGGCTGCCGTGAGCGACAAGGAAACGCGCGACATCCTCAAGCTGCGCATCGAAGACCTGAAAATGAAGCACGGCAGCTACGCGGGCAGCGGTAAGCAACAGGAGCCAACCGCGCCCAAGCCAACAAGTCCGGCCGCAACTAAGCCAACGAGTCCAACTACAACCAAGCCAAGCGCGTCAGAAGGCGGCCAGCCGGTTGCTACGGTGGGCAAGGGTCCGCCCGTGGCATGGCATAGTCCGGTTGAGAGCGGTATGCAGTTGTCGGACTACATCAAAGCCAAGGGCGAAGCTAAGTATTCAGCAAAGATGCTGGGCAAGGTATTGCCGGATGACTATCTAGCCAAGCTAGTTGTACTCAACCCGGAAGGTCTGACTAGCGGCACGGTGAGGCTGCCGGGTGTCAGCAAGACGCGATTGCGCGTGCTGGCGCTCATGCTGCCCAAAGGCACGAAGTTCCTGGTCGGCGTGAAGAGCGCAGACGAGCTCACCTCGGTCACGAAGAAGGCCATCGCCGGGAGTAGCTTCAATGGTGAGATAACGCACAACAAGGACTTGGGTTCGTTCAAGGAGTCAACAAGCCTGAGCCAAGCTCACAAGGACTGGGTGCATAGCCTCACGAGCTCTGAGCTAGGTGCCGTCTCGTCGTGGAAGGGTAGCGCCGCTGGAATACGAAAGTCAATAGTCAAGGCAACTAACGAGGGTACAAGCCCGAGTACCGAGGCTGCTAATTTCCTGAAGGCGATCAGCAAGACGCAACCGCTTAAGGGAACGCTCTATCGCGGGATCAGCAGCAAGGACCATGCCGACTCTATTATCAAGCAATGTCTGGCAACTGGCATCGGTGGTACTTGGGCAGATGCTGCTCCCATGGGAATGTCGCGTTCGTCCCATAAGGCGGCATCGAGTTTCGCGCACGGTGAGTTGCTGCTGCGACTCATCGTGAAGACGGCCCGCCCTATCGAGCCTGCCGATGGGTTCGGTAGTGAGAAGGAGATCAT